AGCAATTAACGCACTGGGCATGACAAATGTCGTAGCACTAGTTGATTCACAAAATAGAATTGTTATTTCTCATAAGCTAGGTGGCGATATTAAGATGATCGATACAGATGGAGGTCTGGCACTAGCAGGATTTGTTCCAGCTTCGGTTGCTAACCTTTACAATGGTCCAGATAGTGACAATGACGATGCTGCAGATACTGCTGAAGGTATTGTTGCTTCTAACTGGAAACCTTTAGTTTATACAGCATCAGGCACAGAGCCACTTAACTTACCTGCACAAGGTCAGCTATGGTACAATAGTGTTGTTGACGAAGTTGATCTCCTAGTACACAACGGCGAAGCTTGGGTAGGACTTGCATATGACGGCGCAAGCGGTTTAAGTGATATTGCTAGCCCATACAGCGGCACAGATCCAGAAGGACCAATTGTTGCTGCTTCAGAACCTACCAAACAAGCAGATGGTACAACTGATCTAGTTAATGGCGATATTTGGATATCAACTGCAGATATTGAAAACTATCCAGCAATTTACAGATATAACGGCACACTAAGTGAGTGGGTATTACTTGATAAAGCAGACCAAACTACTGAAAACGGAGTGTTATTCGCAGATGCACGTCAAGGCGACACTGGTGGAACAGCAGATGATGCACCAAGTGCGACTATTGCAGAATTAATGCTAAGTGATTATGTAGACACAGACTGTCCAGATCCTGCTCTATATCCAAAAGGTATGTTGCTATGGAACCTACGCAAGAGTGGATTTAACGTTAAGCGTTTTGAGCGTAACTATGTAGATACAGCAGAGAAAAACATTCGTCAAGGCGGAGTTGATGCTGGCGCTTCAATGGCAGCTTACTATCCACACCGTTGGGTTACTGACTCAGGTAACCAAGCAGACGGTTCGGGTAGCTTCGGACGTCACGCACAGCGTAAGAGTGTTGTACAAGCATTACAAGCAACTGTTAACAGCAACCAGGATATTCGTGACGAAGAAAGTCGTCAGTTTAACCTAATTGCTACTCCAGGTTATCCAGAGCTAATTGGCGAAATGATCACACTAAACTATGACAGACGCTTAACAGCATTTGTTATTGGTGATACACCATTCCGTTTAACACCAGATGCAACTTCATTAAACGAATGGGCAACTAACGTTAAACTAGCACTTGAAGACAACGACAATGGTGCAGTTAGCTTTGACGAGTACATGGCTATGTATTACGGTTCAGGTTTCACAAGTGATAATGCAGGAAACAACATTGTTGTTCCACCAAGTCATATGGCACTACGCACTATCGTACTAAATGATCAGGTTGCTTTCCCTTGGTTTGCGCCAGCAGGCACAAGACGAGGCGGCGTGAGCAACGCTACAAGTTCAGGATATATTACAAGTGAAGGCGAATTTAAGTCTGTAGCACTTAATACTGGACAGCGTGATACACTATATTCAAACGCAATTAACCCAATTACGTTTATTAGTGGCGCAGGACTTGTTGTATTTGGTCAAAAGACTCGTGCAAGAAATGCAAGTGCATTGGATCGTGTGAACGTAGCACGTCTAACTGTTTACTTACGTGGACAGCTTGAGCTATTGGCTAAGCCATACTTGTTTGAACCAAATGATAAGATCACAAGAGATCAAGTCAAAGCAGCAGCAGATGCATTGCTACTAGAGCTAGTAGCACTAAGAGCACTATACGACTTCCTAGTAGTGTGTGATGAATCAAACAACACACCATCAAGAATTGATCGTAACGAGCTTTACTTAGATATTGCCATTGAGCCAGTTAAAGCAATTGAATTTATCTACATTCCATTGCGTATTAAAAACACAGGCGAGATTGCAGCACTAGGTTAATATGCGCATATAATGAGTGGAGAATAATCTCCACTCATTTAAGCATAAATACTGTATAGGAGATTAAGAATGCCAATCACAACATTACAAAATATTAGTGTACCTACAGAAGGTGCTGGATCTAACTCGTCATTATTGATGCCTAAGTTACAGTATCGCTTTAGAGTATTACTAGACAACTTCGGTACAACTGGTGGACCAGACGGTACAAGAGAAGTTTCAAGACAAGTAGTAGACGTAACTCGTCCAAACGTAAGTTTTGAGCAAATGACAATTGAAGCTTACAACTCAAGAACATATCTTGCTGGTAAGCATACATGGGAACCAATTACACTTACACTACGCGAAGATGCAAACAACAACGTACAAAAAGTTGTTGGACAGCAGCTACAAAAGCAGTTCGACTTCTTCGAACAGTCCAGCGCAGTATCAAGTGGTACTTACAAGTTCCAAACTAGTATCGAAATACTAGACGGCGGCAACGGCGCAAATGGTGCAAACATAATTGACCGATTCCGCTTAGTAGGTTGCTATATTGAATCGGCTAATTATAATACATTAGCATATGCTACTAACGAAGCAGTTACTACTTCATTAACTATTCGTTATGATAACGCTATCCAATTTGGTGCAGACGAGTCATTCGAAGGCATCGGCGAAGCAGTTACAAGAGCAGTAGCAGCAGGCATCGGCGGCACAACTGTAACTGGCTAATACGTTTAGTTAAGGTTGGTGTTTTATATAGAAAGCGGAGATTGTTAATTCAGTCTTCGCTTTTCTTTATATATGCACATTATACATAAGGATAAATATTAGTATGAGTTTAAAAGATGCATTCCTGTTCAACCTACAATCAGAAACACACTTGCGTGATGCTCGTCATGCGAACCAAATTTATACTCAAAATAATTTTGCCTTTTCGCCTAAAACAAAATACATGTATCATGTTAGGTTTGAACCTAACGAAGAAGTCGGCAACAGTGCTACATCAAATGTATTTAGATTTCAAAAAGAAATAGGTATACTTGTTAAAAGTGCAGATCTGCCAAGTTTTAGAGCAAGTGTAGAAAACAAACAACAGTACAATCGTAAAAAGAATGTACAAACTCGTGTTGATTATCAAGACTGTAGAATTGCATTTCATGATGATAATACTGGAGTTACTAGAGCGTTATTGGAAGAATACTATAGATACTATTTTGTTGATGCTAATCAAGCAACAACTGGAAGTAATGGTGCATACGTACCTAGAGACAAGTATTTTGAAAAAGTACCTTCGTACGGATTAGATAACGGCAAAAGAAATCCGTTTTTTAAATACATCACAATATATCAATTATCACGCAGAGAGTGGGTAGCTTATACACTAGTTAATCCGTTACTTACAGCGTGGGATCACGGTAGTGTTGAGTCTAGCGGCACAGACTTTAACGAAAACACAATAAGTGTTGCATACGAAGCAGTTCAATATACTAGTGGAACAGTTGCAGGAGATACACCAGCAGGGTTTGCAGACGCAAACACAGGTTACGATGTAGAACCAAGTCCACTAGGGTATCTCGATAACGCAATGATTCAAGGTAATGACGGCGGCAAAGGATTACTTCCTTCGATATTAGGCTTGGGAACATCTGCATTATTAAACAAGGCTTTTGGCAATAGCAATAGTCCAAGTAAAAATATAATTAAACAAGTGGCAACTGGTGTAATAGGCAGCGTAGTGTCTAACGTAATATCACAAAATCGATTACCGGTGCCTGATCCGCAAAATCAACAAGAAGCAGCAACTTCGCAATCGGATAATTCAAGATCGTTAAGAGCATCCACTATCAATACGCTATTGTCAAATCCTGCTATTGCAAGTCAAGTAAATCCTGCATTAATTAATAGTGGCGCTCTTCCCAACGTAAGTATTAACGATTATAATAATGCATCAGCTTCGCAAAAAGCATCATACGATGCACAAATATCGACTAGTATTGCTAATGGTGACCAAAAGTTAACACAAGTCGCATCAAATACGTTAAGTAAATTAGGTTATTAAGGAACATCATATGTCTAAGTCTGTATCAGATAGTACAAATATTAATAGTAATTTAGAACTAACACCTGAATATTTTAATAATTTTTATAACATAGAAATAAGTTATAATCCTGGTGAAGTTGATGCAGTTATTGGTTATTTCCTTAAAAGAGGTTTTGAAAAAACTGCTGCAATCAACACAGCAAGTGTACTATTACAACAGGCAAAAATAGACAATCTAAATGTTCAAACACTAATTGATACATTAAAAGGTGTAACAGACGTACAACTAAGTTTAATTGTCGCTCAGATACTTAATTTTAATAGAGCTAAAACTAGTGTATTAGGGTTTAGAGACAGTAATACTCAGCAAGAATTGTTCGAACAAAGAAACGTTGTAATATGACATGTCTAGATTTGCTCAAGGTAAATTCAATCTAAAAAATCCAGAAAAATATATAGGTAATAAGGCACCTACATATCGTTCAGGATGGGAATTTACTTTTATGAAATTCTGTGACGAGCATCCTGCAATTGAACAATGGGCAAGTGAAGCAGTACGTATTCCTTATCGTAATCCTCTAACTGGCAAACAGACTATCTATGTACCTGACTTCTTTATTTCTTATGCAGATAAAAGTACTAAAAAACGTGTAGAACTTATTGAAGTTAAACCTGCTAATCAAGCAATGAGAGAAAGATTAGGCAAATCAAAACATAATCAAGCACATTATGTTGTTAATCAAGCCAAATGGGAAGCCGCAAGAGCATGGTGCAAGCAAAAAGGAATTACATTCCGTATCGTTACTGAAGATGATATATTTCATACTGGGCGCAAAAGATAAATAATAGTAGCATATAATGGAAGGCTACCATGACTAAGAAATTAGAAGATTTATTGAACTTGCCTGATTCAAAAGAAATTATTGAAGATGCAGAAGTCCAAGAAGCAGAGCAAAAGAAATACGAAATTGATCAAGCTGAAACATTTCGTGATATTGAAGAATTTGATAAAATTGCAAGTGCATTGCCTAGTGTAAGAGGACTGGGACAAAAAGCAGACGAAGAACTAAACGAAATTGCCGACAAGGCAATGCAAGCATATGACGACTTAATGGACCTAGGCATGAACGTCGAAGCACGATACAGTGGTAGAGTATTTGAAACTGCTGGCGGCATGCTTAAAACATCTCTAGATGCTAAAGTTGCAAAGTTAGATAAAAAACTTAAGATGGTAGAATTGCAACTTAAAAAAGAGAAGATGGACAAAGATAGTACAGCACCCGGCGACGGCGACATTGTTAACGGAGCAGGGTATGTTGTTACTGACCGTAATAGTTTATTAGAGAAGCTCAAAGGTCTAGATAGTAGCGATAAAAAATAATGCTAATATATGGATCGTATGCTTTAAATTACTGGTTTGACGACTATTATAAATCTCCAACAGATATTGATGTAGTTGTATATGATTCAAAATTATACAACTCCGAAATAATTAATGAATTAAAAGCTACAAAATTACCAGTTGAAATAACAGATTCGAGTGAGTCATATTTTTTTAAAGAACTAGAAAATATGATAGAAGATTACTATCTAAATCCAACTGGGTTGCTCACTGTAAAAATGTCTCATGCAATGTATAATTACAACTTAGACAAAACAGTAAACGATATTATATTCTTGCAGCAAAAAGGCGTGACATACGATTTAGAAATCTTAAATATGCTACGTACACATTGGAAAGAACGTTACAAAAATTTTAGAGAGACGATGAATTTTAATTTACCTCCTGAAGAGTTTTTTAATAGTTCAGTTAGTCGTTATGTTGAACACGACGAATTACATGATATATTAAAATTAGATAGTATTCCTGCGTATAAGAAAATATTAGACAACGATGTAACTGTAAAAGTATCTCGAAAAAAGTTTGATGCACTTAGTCATGAAGAGCAAATGGCAACTGTTATTGAAGAAATATCTGTATTAGCATGTGAACGTTATTTTTATATTTTAGACGCAAAGACTGCGTTTATTCAAGCAGCGCAAGATTTTCTTACACGAATGACATCAGGCTGGTATAATATTTTTCTGTTAGAAAATATTCAAGCAGTATTTAATTTTAATAACGTCTCGCATTTTAATACTATGAAACAGATTATGCAGTTTATCAGACGTGAACAATATCAACACAACGAAGATAAATAATACATATAGAACAGGGATCATTGCGCAATGAGATCATTTACAGAAATACTTACAGAGTCTAAAAAGACTTATGAATTTAAAATTGGAGTTGCTGGACCGTTACCAGAAGGCTTTGCAGACTCTATGGAAACATCACTTAAAAAGTTTAATGTTTCTAATATGACGTCAGGAAAGAAAACTCCAATTCAAGAACGTCCACTAGATTTCCCACAACTACAAAATATGGAAGTAACATACTTTGAAGTTGCTGTTGAATATCCAACTACAAGTCAAGTACTACAAGAGTATGTAGGTAAATGCTGCGGCGTTGATCAGGCATACATTATTGTACGCAATGCAAACGATCCAAGAGAAGAATATCAAGAAATGAAAGACGATACTCCGTATGAAGCTATGTTGACCAAAGAAGACATGGGCGGAGAAACTGCACAAGAAGATGTAGCAGGCAATCGTGTAATGAGTTTATTAAAAGAATTAGAAACTGCTCGCAAGGAAA